AGATGATTATAGGGCTTTATATGCCACAGCAGACGGTAACATTGTTGTCGATGACGCTCAAAATAATGAGGTAACATTCCCAGTGACAGCAGGGCAAATATTGCCTGTTCAACCAAAGAGACTTAAAACAGCTACCAATATTACGGTAATAGGCTTGAACTAATGGCGAGTCAATACGAGAATTTACCCAGACATATCCAAAAGCGGCACTTTGCCAATGAGCATGGTAATAGCAAAGGGGACCATTTAAGAGAGCAAACCACAACGACTAGAGAGAACTACAGTAACGGGTACGACAAGATAAAATGGAGTAAATAATGTTTAGACGAAACTTTTTAACAGGCACAGCAAAAACAGAGGGAAGCGTAGAAGCTTATTAAGATGAAACGTAAACCAACCGTTCAACAACCTATAGATATTTTTATACTTAAAATGTCAGAATATAGTAATTTTTCTTATGAGGTTTTAAAGAAGTTTGATGACTCAGTAAGAGAAGAATACAGCAAGAGGTCGGTATTATGCCTAAACAAGGAGAAACAGTAGCACAAGCTAATCGAGCGGTAAGGCAAGAGACTTTAAGAGAGTCATTATCTAGTGGTAAACACCTACAATACGCCATTGATTCTATTGTGAAAGTAGAGGGTTTAAAGCCAAGCGAAACAAGCACCCAAGAGTTAGCCATATTAAAGACCGCTGCAGAGCTTAGATTAAGACTCGTCAACAAGTACCTTCCAGACCTTAAGAACGTAGAGATAGCGAATGATGGTGGTGGGGAGTTAACAATTAAAGTGGTTGATTTTAGCTCAGAATACAATAGTGGAGAAGATAATGAATGATATTAGGATTGGATATGATGCAGGTAGAGAGTCTTACGTTTTAATCCCTGTTGTTGGTGGCGTTGACGTAACGGATGAGTTTGGTGATGTTGTATTTAGATACGCAGACGATCAAGAGTCATTGATGATCAGTACATTGTTATTAATCATCGGTTGTAGCATCTTACCGTTTTGCGTATACATGGAGTTTAAACTAATAAATAAAAAGTTAGACCGTTTAATATGTCGGAAATAACCATACCCAACCAATGGATCCCAAGACCACATCAACTCCCATTTTTCCAAGGTATGGATTCAGGCAAGAAGAGAGCTTGTTTAGTCTGGCATCGTAGAGCAGGAAAAGACTCCAGCGTATTAAACTTTACTGCCAAAGAAATGTTTAAGCGTGTGGGTAACTATTGGCATCTATTTCCTAAACAAAAACAAGCTCGTAAAGCGATTTGGAATGGCATTGATGGACAAGGCCGTAAAATACTTAAACAAGTCTTCCCTGAGAGCATTAGAAAACGCACAGATGGCACAGAAATGATGATAGAACTTGCCAACGATGCAACGTGGCAACTATGTGGCTCTGACAACTATGATAATTTAGTGGGGTCTAATCCAGTTGGTGTAGTGTTTAGTGAGTGGTCGTTATGTGATCCAAATGCCTGGAACTATATTAGGCCGATGTTGTTAGAGAATAATGGGTGGGCTATCTTCATCTTTACTGCTCGCGGTAAGAATCACGGGTACAAACTCTACAACATGGCCAAAAAGAATAAAGATTGGCTGTGTGAGTTATTAACGGTTAATGATACTAAACGGCATGACGGTTCACCAGTAATCACACCAGCGATGATACAGTCAGAACGTGACGAAGAAATGGCTGAGGAGTTAATACAACAGGAATACTTTTGTTCGTTTGATGCCAAGATACCAGGAGCAATCCTTGCCAAACAGATGACTAAAGCCTATGAAGAGAAACGAATTACTTCTGTGCCTATTGATCCATCATTGCCATTAGGCACAGCGTGGGATTTAGGGAGAAGAGACGCGACAACTATCTGGTACTGGCAAGCCACACAGGGCCAAATAAGGCTGGTTGGTTACTATGAGAACACCATGGAAGACTTAGACCACTACATCAAAAAGATTAAGGAGTTTGCAGCCAAGCACGATGTTAGTTACGAGCTAGGAACCCATCTAGGGCCGCACGATTGCGATAGCATGAAGTTAGGTCAGAATGAAACTGTCCAAACTCAATGTATTAAGTCTGGCATTAGAATGAAAGCAACCACAAGACCAGCTATCAAAGCAAATGGAATTCAGGCAGTTAGAAAGATATTTCACAGGCTGTGGATAGATGAAGATAGATGTGAGGACGGTATTAACTGCCTTGCTGAATATCAATACGAATGGGATGACAAACTAAAAGTATTTAAGAAAGACCCTTTACATAATTGGGCCTCGCATGGTTTCGATGGATTACAATCACTAGCATTAGGGTGGAGTGAGAGCTACAAAGGCGGGTATAAACGACCACAGACTCAACAAATGAAGGTGGAATTCAATGTCTTCGGATAGTGTTTACATTGTATTCACAAAAGAACAACGCCATTGGTGGACCAGGTTCTTACATCCTGATATTACCCATTGTTACATGGTGAAGCCCGACGGCGATCGATTGATAGTCTATGGTAAATCACGTAAATCAATGGACCTGTACACAGTCAAGGATATTAGCTGTATAATAGGCGAAAGGTTAATGATTAAAGCGGTACCCAAGGAATATAAACAAGGCTTATTCATGTTAAATACGTGTGTCGGCAATATCAAACAGTACTTAGGCATTCGAAACCCTTTTATATGGACGCCTTATCAATTGTTGAAGAGGTTACAATGAGCATATTCAAGAAACCCAAGGCACCCGCTAAGACAGCAGAGCAAAAGGCTGGTGAAATCCGTACACGCTCACTACTCGACAAAGAGATTGAAGAGGAAGAGGAGCGCTTGAGATTTGCCAGACGAGGCAAGCTAGGTCAATCTTCACTTTTAAGTGGCGCAGCACGCAACATATCAGAAGCGGCTAGGGGCGTTCGTAGAGGCGGGGCGAGCGGTGCTGGTAGTTTGTTGGGTAGACCCCCAGGATCTAGGGGAAGGAGAGACCTAGGACCACCAGGAACCGGGCGGAGACGGCCATAATGGAACTGCCACAAGGCATTGGCAACCTGAGAAGCCTGAAAGAGCGCTCCAAGAAAGCTTTTGAAATGATGGCTCAATGGGAGGATTTCCTAAGCGACCTATACGAGTACTTTCTACCTCAACGAACCCTATTCAACCGTGAAGATAAAGGTCAAAAGAAGATGGATAAAATCTTTGACTCAACTTCACTTGATTCAATTAAGAAAGGTGCATCTAAAATACAAGATAATACCGCCCCAATATGGGCGAGGTGGGCTAGCTTTGAACCATCCAATGAAGTATTAAGGCAGATTGAGAAGTCAGGTGGTGAAATATCAGAGGTTGATATCCGTAAGAACCTTGAAGAACAAGCAGAGACTATGTTTGATATAATCGCCCGCAGCAACTTTGGCACTCAATACTACGAGTTTGCCTTAGATTGGCTGATAGGCACAGCGACTATGATGGTTGACGAAGATGATTCAGACGAGATGCCAATTATATGCAGCTCTGTCCCACAAATAGGGATAGCATTTGAAGAGGGTCCACACGGTACAGTCGAAACTCATTGGCGAAGATTTAAGGTTAAGGCGCGAAATGTAGAGCGTAAATGGCCTGGGTTTGAAGTATCAGCCGAATTAGCTAATATCATTAAAGACTCACCTGATTCAGACGTTGAGCTTATGCAAGGCCTTGTTTTCGACCCTAAAGCACGCGTTTATCATGCAATCGTATGGGTTAAGGCTGAAGATAAAATCTCATGGCATGAAGAGATGGGAGAATCTAGCCCTATGGTCACAGCAAGATACTCTAAAACAGCCGGTGAAGTGAGAGGCAGAGGCCCAGCCGCAGATGTATTGCCTGATGTGCGCTCACTCAACAAAGCCAAAGAATTTGTACTAACCAAGTCCGCCATTGATTTAAGTGGTATCTGGACAGGGACAGACGATGGTATCACTAACCCTTATAATATTAAGATTGCGCCTGGTGTCGTTATTCCGGTCGGCTCGAACAATACCAGCAATCCTTCATTAGCCAGGCTGGACACTAACACTAACTTAGATTTAGCCTTATTTGAGGTACAAGAGTTACAGAACGCTATTAAACGGGCATTATTCAACGAATTAAGAGAGCCTAGTGATACCGTAATTAGCGCTAGTCAATTCATGGTTGAGTTTAGAGAGTTTGCTAAACAGTTAGGGAGTGCGTTTGGTCGATTGCAAACAGAATTCTTGATCCCATTTTTAAAGCGTGTTCATTTCATCCTTAAACGACGAGGAATAGTACAACCTATTGTGATTGGTGGGCGTGAAGTCAATATCAAGTTTACTTCACCATTAGCCAGGGCGCAAGATTCAGAAGATTTACTTTCTGTCCAACAGGCCGTTGAGTTCACTCTTGTTACTGCGGGAGAGGAAGCGGTTCAAGCCAGTTACAAACTAGAGGACTTTGGTGAGTGGGCCGCTAAGAAAACCGGCATGCCTCAAGAACTCGTTAGAACTGAATCAGGTAAGCAGGCGATTATCGATGCAGCACCCGCCGTAGCAGCGGCGGGTGCACCCGATGAACAACAGATACAGGCCGCACAATGAGTTGGGACGATATAAACAAGACCACATCGCCAGAGAGTAAAGAGGCCGCAGAGAAATCAGCAGCCAATAGGAAGCAAGCAGAATCAGATTTAGCCAAAGCCTATAGCCGGTTATTCAAGACAGATGACGGTCAAAAGGTGTTAGCAGACCTTTATGGTAGAATGGTGGTCGGCAATATACCGGAAGGAGACGAATCAAATATTAACTACTTATCAGCCTATAAGAACGGAGAGTCTGGCTGTGTTACGTACATTCAATTACAAATAACGAGAGCGGAGATAATATAAATGGTCATCGAAGAGCTAAGGCAATTAGCCAAATCAAAATGGATAAAACATTGGCACATCAAGAGTCCGGAGACATTAAAAGAGGAATTAGGCATTAGTGATGATACTTGTAAGTATTGCGCTGATGAAGGCTGTAGCGTATGTGAGGATAATAAACCTGTTAAGCCTAAGATAGACATACCCATCACAGAGGACGATAGTAAGTTCTTTAAATCAATTGGTTTTCAAGTTGAATGGTTAGCTTCATTGGCGAATCAATACGCTTTTACTCGCTTTCATTACGTTCACAAGTTTAGAGCGTTTAGGTGTTACCAGGAAAAGAAACACGTTGATTGGATTAGTGTGAACGACTTAGGGCTCGTCAATGAACATCGAGAACTGACACAGATACTACTGAAACACCAATCATTAAATAAAAAGAAACAAATCATCAAACTACCGTGGAGATAAATAATGAGTGAAGAAACGACCGAAACTACCGAGACAACGGAAACTACTGAAACCACCAGCGAAAGCCTGTTAAGCGAGAAG